GATCCCCGCGATCTCGCTGCGGTTCATCTTCTGCGTTTCGAGAAACTGCGCCTCTTCCGGCGGGATGGTGATCGCCTTGTAATCCAGATCGCCGGTCAGCAAAGCGGTGCGGCCGCTGCCCTTGCCGATGCCACCCTCACGCCATGAGCTTTTCAGGTTGGCGCGATGTTGCTTGCCTTGGTCTGCCGCCATGTTCGGCGTCTTGTCGATCAGGATGCCGGAGGGGCGACCGCCGCCACCAAAGAACTGGCTCCCATATTTCTTGGTAGCCAGCCCCAGGCCAATGGTCTCGGCGTGATAGCGGATAGGGCTGGCGCCCCACAGCTTGTCGGCGCCAAAACCTTTGATGTGTACCGCGTCATAGATGGGCAGGGCAAACCAGCGATGCTCCTGATCATCGTATGCCGGGTAGTACCAACCGGACTGGCCGCGCTGCGGCTTGCCGATATGCTCGGGATCAAACAGCGCCAGCTCGGTCAGTTGGCCAGTTCGGCGATCCCGGATCAGCCGCGTCACGGCGTTGCCATGGGCCAGCGTCACCTGCTGGGATTGCTCTCGCCAGTCATAGCTGCTCTGGAACAGATTGGGCGATGCCGACAACAGGTAATGGGCAGGATGGTCGGTGCCAGGCACCACGTTATCCCCCTGCTTGCGCAGCACATGGAGCGGCATCTGGGCCATGCTGCTGGCCAGCCGGTGAATACAGGAGTATACCGCCGCCAGTCTCATGGAGCTGGCAGGCGTCACCGAGACCCCGCTCTCTGTGGTGGCACCCAGGCCAAACCATTCAGCGAGACCAGGATCGGATGAGCTGATGGTTTCACTGCGGGCCTCAGCCCCGAACAGCAGACTGAACATCACGGCCCCCTTGTTGCTTGAGCTTTACCAGTATCAAGACGATCAGCAAAACAAGCCCGACCAGCAGCCCACCCGCCAACAACATGGCAGGGCCAAGCCCCCACATCAGGTAGGTGCCGCCGCTCATCAGCAGGACGCCGAGCAGCAGGGCCGCATCAATCAAGTACCGCGTCCGTTGGGTCATAATCATCATCCAGGTAGGGGCTGCTATACGCGCCCTTGTTAAGCATGGCGCGGCCGATTGCCATGATGGCAGCCATCGCACCGTCTATCTTGTTGTCTTTACCCTCCTTGCGAGGGAACACGTTTTCGTTGGCATCCTCGCGGGCCGTGACGTTGCCGACCATCCAGTTCATCACCGGGTTGTCGTCATGGTGCAGGCGGCCAGCCGCAAGCGCGGACTCCATCTCCTTCATCGGTGGCGACAGGTGCGCCGTGGTTTGCGGGATAGCCACCGGCAGCCAGCCAGCGTTCGCCAGCTGTTGGGCCAGCTGGGCACTGTTCCAGGGGTCGTGCGGGATCTCGCGGGGCGAGTAGGTGCTGGCCAGTGCCGCCACCTCTTCGCCTATCTCGCCGAAATCAATCTCGGCCCCATCCGTTGGGGTCAGTGCCATGCCGCCAGAGTTGGGCCAGACCGTAGAGATCCACTGCTGGTACTTGTCCAGGTTGCGGTTGTCCGGGTCGTTGGTGGTGTTCCGGGTCGTTGGTGGTGTCCTCCGGCAGCCAGTGGCGGGTGAACAGGTAGTAATGGAGCAGGCCGTCCGACTCGTAGCGAGAGAAGCAGATCGCCAGTGAGCAGATATCCAGCTTGCTGGCCAGGTCGAGCGCAAACCAGCAAGGGCAACCGATGAAGTCCTCAATCTTCAAGCTCGCATCGGCAGCACTGCGCCAATGGTCGTAGTTGAAGAAGGTGGAGCTGGCTGTTGTCCATTTGTTGAGGTGCTTGATCAGGTACTTGGTGAGGTGCCGCGCATTGCGCTTGGCTCTCATCAGCTGGGCAAGCAGGTAATCCTCAAACACCGATACCCCATAATTGGGGTTTGCCTTGCGCAGGCTGGCCGGGTCAAAGATGTCGTCGTCATCGTCAATGGTGTAGATCAGGGCGAACAGCTCTTCGTCCGGCTCGGCTCCACTGAGCATTCTGACGCACTCATCCCAGAACTGTTTGCATGGGCCAGCCGGGTTAACCCCTGCCGTGCTGATCACCAGCATCATGGGCTGCTCTCGCGCCCCCTGGCCGGTCTCCATGGTGTCATACAGTTCAGGGCTGTCGTGTTCGTGGTACTCATCGACAATCGCCAGGTGCGGGCTTGAGCCATCACCAGGATTGCCGATCACCGGCTCAAACACCGAGCCATCCTGACGCAGCATCTTCTTGGCGCAGACCTGAATGCCAAACGTGCGGCGCAGGTTGGGCAGCTGGGCCGCGATCTGCATCGCTGGCTTGAACACTTCCCACGCCTGTTTTTCTGTGGTGGCGCCGCAGTACACCTCCGCGCCAGGCTCATCGTCCGCCGCAAACATGTAGATGCCATTGCCCGCCGCCACGATGGATTTGCCATTCTTGCGCGGCACGAACAGGGCGGCCCGCCGGAACCGGCGCAGCCCGTCCTTCTTGCGCAGCCAACCATAAACAGACGCATGAAAGAACAGCTGCCATGGCTCCAGCGTTATCCGGCGCTTGTCCAGCGGCAGGCGCCGCCATTTGCCCTTTGTGTGCGGCAGCAGTTGCAGGAACTTGCAGGCCCGTTCTGCCTTGGCGGCATCGAACCGGTAGGGGTAGTCCTTCTCTTTGGACTTCTCCAGATCATCCAGGTGGCGCTGACATGCCTGCTGAACATACTTGCAGGCGATGACCCGACCCGATACCACGTCGCGGGCGTACTTGTTCGCGGCGTTGACGTTCGGGTTCTTGGCCATCAGAAATCCTTGAACTCATTTCCGCCATCATCGCCAGACCCGCCACCGCCACCCATCAGGCGGCGATAGCTGGTTGGGTCAAGACCAAGCAGCGATCCGATCCTGACCATCGAAGAGATCGCATCTTGGCGGACAGCAACGGCAGGATGTTTCTTGATACCCCCAGAGGTGGCGGCTGTGATCCCGTCATCCAGCACCATCTTCTCGGCCTTGAGATACAGACCGAACGAGTTGCAGTACGCCAGCACCAGCGGCAGATGATCTTCGGTAAGCTGCTGACGACCGATCAAGGTTTTGACCGTGCTGCGCCAAAGCAGGCGAGCCTCGTCATAGTGCAACTCCGGCGGGACGGGTGGCGCCCGCTTGATAACTTGATTGGATGGCGCGGCGGCGAGGTCACCGCCTCCCTTGCGGCCACCCCCGGCGGCTCTTGCCATGTTCAACACTCCAATCAATCAAACTTTTTAACGGCGTTACGTCACGCCAGTCACACAAAAAGGATCCCAATTTCAGGAAATTTTTCTTATTTCTCGCTCGCGTAAATGTTCTTGGGCGGCGGTACTAAGGGGCTTGAGGCGGTAGGGATTTGACCACCCCCGCCCCGCCTGACCCGCGCCGCAACTGGATCTCGGCGGCCTTTTTGGATCTCTTGAGGATCTAGCCGAAAGGGTGCCAGGGGAGGGCGGTTTTCTGTGTTGGCGTTCAGTTTCACACCAGTTCACCGCCGGTTCAGCCGCTCGTTCGCGGTCTTAACCTTGTGGTGAGCGCTACAAATAGACGCCAAGTTGCTCGGGTCATCCGTGCCGCCGTGCGCCTTTGGCACCACATGGTCAACAATGTTCGCGGGTGTGTATGTCCCCTCGCCCAAACAGGTCAGGCAAAGGTATCCATCACGCTGCAAGATCCTCTCCCGCAGCTTCTCCCATGCCGACCCATACCCTCGCTGATGCCTGGACAACCCAGCCTGATATCGCTCCCACCCCGAAACGCGGTGGGCCTCGCACAAGCCGGACTTGTCATTGGTCAGGGCACCGCAACCGCCAGGATGGCGGCATGGCTTCATCCGTCTTGGCGGCATGGTCACTCCACAATAAGGGCCGCCCGCTGCTGCTATGGGCATCGCTGGATGTTGCCAGTATCCAGCAACGAACCAGGGGAAACTTCAAAGCGCTGCACCAGGCCGACATGAACCTCTGGATCAAGCCGTCTGATAGCAGACTTCAACGCCGCATGGCTCGCATCCAGTGTTCGTGTGGCTCTTCGCAGCTTGAACAGCGCGTAAACGTTCAGGCAAAACGAAAGTAACAGGATGGCTCCGGTTAACATGGCATTCACTCCTTTCACAAAGTCATGGACTCACCGGTATGGCCCCCGCCGCTGCGTCCTAGTTAGGTAAAGAGCCCATGACTTTGTGTTAGGTGAGGCACTGGCATCACGGTCGAGCCCAAAGGGTCAATCGTATCTGATGCTGCTTGGTCGCCGGTCAGTCAGCGCCTCTGTACTCATTGCTTGATGCACTCACGCACATCGGTGATCCAGTTTGTCAGCTCGGCCTGCGAATCAGGTGGAAGATGCACCCAACCATCATCGCTGGTCATCCACACCAACCGGGGAAGCGCGGTGTAGCAGCTGGCCTTCGGTGCTGGCGTCTGGTACGTACACCCCGGAAGCAGGGCCAAACATGCCAGCAAAAGCAGCAGCGGGAGCCGCTGTTGCCTGCTCCCGCTTGGTGTCTCGCTCGGCATAATAGGCAGCCTCACGGGAGGCGTTGAGCTGCTCGGCTACCAGCAGGGCGAGCCGGGTCAACCCGCTTATCAACACCGGTTCCATTCTTCGCGCTTCCCCAGTTAGCAGCCAGCACGTCCAGAACAACCAGCACCGGACGGGGCAACTTATCCCACCACGCTTGCGGGATGGCGGCTCGCAACTGCGACCACACCACCAGGCAAACCCCCACCACCGCCACCCAGGCGGCAGCCTTCTCGCCGAACACCTGCAGAAGCAAGTCGGCCAGGTTCAACTGATCCACACACACCTCACAAAGGGGCCAGAGCCCCGCCGAACTCCTGATACTTGGCCAGCAGGTCAGCCAGTCCATGCTCGCGCTGGTTGTAACCAGCACCAGGGAAACTGGCCCAAATGTTGGCGCACCGCTTTATCGCCTCCGGGATGCGGCCAGCCTCAATCAAGGCAAGCGCCTTGCGCTCCTTGATCAACTGAATGGCCCACCGGTCTTGCGATTCTGGCCCGAAGTCGGGCAAGCCCAGGCCGTCCCGATACCACTGCCAGTGGCGGGACAGATGCTGATAGCGGCCAGCAGCCGTGCTTTTCAGCGTCTTGTTGACCTGAACCAAAATGTTTGGGTGAGTCGCGTATGACTCGAAGAAGCCGCCGGGGTTAACCAGCTTGTTGTAACCATCATCGCCCAGGCCGATGGTGCCCTCGGAGAAGGCAATCATGTCCAGAAAGGCAGCCAGATTCCGGCTGATGCGCTTAAGGCGGGCCATCACTCCTCCTCTTTGCGCCGACGGCGCTTATCGAAATAGACGTAAATGTCGAAGAACAGGCGGCCAAAAATAGCCACCAAGCCGCCAACACCAACAAAGGCATTAATGGCGCTTGGCTCTGGGAGCTGAACGGAAAGGACTTTTTCGGCGGCCTGAACAAGGCCAGACCAAAGGCTTAGGATGAATCCACCGCCGTAGGCGATGCACTGGCCTGTGTGACGGCGGAGTAATTCGAGCATAAGGCACCATAAAAAAAGGCCCATCAGCGAGATGGGCCTTTGAAAAAGCACGGGATGTCTGTCTAACACTGATAACACTGGAAAAATTGGCGGCTCGTTACAACTTCACCACCATGAGCCGAAAGATAACCCCATCTGTAAAAGATGACAACCCATTTTGAAGCGCGAAAACTCGAATCGATAATTTTGTGACATCAATCACCGTTACTTCTGATTGCAAAAAACACAAAGTAACGGTGTTTTTGCGGGTTGCCTTCTCTTGTCTGGTGCAGGCATAAAAATGCCTCTATCCTGCGCCGCAACTGGCGCGACTGTGTATGTCAAGAAACAATGGATCTAGGGATTGTCTAGGTGACGATGGCAACAAATCTCATGGAAAACGCCCAACGGATTGGACGCATCATTTCAGCCATCCCGAAACTCGAAAACGTGGCCGATTTAGCGACCCTCGAAAGCCTTGTCACCACCATCACCCACGATGCAGGGTTCGACTGGTTTGCCTGCTCGGTCATTCGACCAACATCACTGGCCAGACCGGATCTAACCATCATCAGCAACGTCCCGAACGAATGGCGGGAGCGATACAGCAGGGATGGAGTGGTGACACTGGATCCGGTGGTGGCTACGGCCAGAACCCAGATACAGCCAATCTTCTGGCAGCGGGTGCGGGCGCATGATGAGCAGATGCAGGTGATGGATGCCGCCTACACGATGGGGCTGCGTGATGGCGTCTCGTTCCCGCTCAGGGGGCCGAATGGCGAGCGCGGGGCGTTGTCGTTCATTCGGGACGCGGTTGGCGTTGATGATGGGCAACGGGTATCACTCGGCGCGGTGGCACCGTATGTGATGGATGCCATGATCAGGTGTAGCAAGATCGATGACCGGCACACGCTATCACCCACCGAACAGCAATGCCTGTTCTGGGCGGCAGCAGGCAAGACGACTGAGGAGATCGGGATCATCATCAACATGCCGGCACGGACAGTTACCCATCACCTCAAACTGGCAGGGCGCAAGCTGGGGGCGACCAATCGGGATCAAGCTGTCGCCTATGCGGCGCTGCGGGGGCTTATCCGGCCAGGCCTGTTCTAATCTTCTGCCAGCTCCCTGAGCCGTTCGGCGGCTTCTTTGACCAGTGAAGCATCTGGCGGGGGTAATCGGCTGGCCAGCTCGTCCAGCTTGGCGGCGAGTTCAGATGAGGTCATCACCCAAATATGGTCGGCATCAAGACCGAAATCAGCAGCGTCTATAGGCATGGCAATACTCCATCATTGGCCATGCTGTGATGATAGTCGGGTATCAAAAAGCCCGCAGATGCGGGCTTAACAACGCTGGGCTGGCCACTTCGGCAATGTCGAGAATCGAGCGTATTTTAGGTCGGCTGACTCACGATTAAATGCAATCCAGCCTCTATTTTCCTCTGTCGTCCAGGCTTGCAGAACGGGCTCCAGCACTTCCCACGGCTGCGGTTGTATAACCCCGTTTTCATGAGGCGCAACGTGTGAAAGAAGCTCGGCAGAATACAGATTGCCGACTCTAAAAATCCATGGCCAGCGGCCAGCTACAACCGCCTGCGGAGCCTGACGCTCATCGCCGTCATCCCACCACGTCTCACCAACGCAGACGCACTCCTCAAACGCCTCATCACCATCTTCATCATGATCGTTAAAGAACGCCTCTTGCTTGACTGGCGAGCCATCCTTGAACAGCGTGACAGACCATCCAACAAGACCACTGGGTTGGCTGCTATGTGCTGACTCAATCTTGTATGTATGCAT